TTATTTCATAACCTTTGTCAGTCATACCGTTAACTACAATATCTACAAACTTAGATAATACTGCTACTGGTTTCCAGTCTAAATTTAAATAAGACAAGTCACCATTAATTGATAACTCATCTTTATATTTTGCTACAGACTGTTCGCCTCTTGCATATAACCTTAATCTATGAAAATCTTGCCAGTTATTTCCAAAACGACCACCAGCACCTAAGCCACGATCCCCTCTGAACCACTCGTTCTCAATAGCTCTACCTACTTGGAATCCGTAATCCAAAGTATTCTTTTCTGCGTCTGGTACCACCTGACTTGGAAAGGAACTATTTACATTAGTATAAACCATTTATTGTATTATTTTTGAAATGTAACCTGTGTTATCATATTTTTTAAACGATATGTTAACTGGATCTCGTTGTTGTATGTTTACTGGTGTGTATTTATTTTTATTACAAGCCATTATAGCTAAACCAGAACTAATAGTCGCGTCAAACTTTGTTCTGTTATTTATGTTAAACTTAGCCCAGTCTTCTAATGTCCTTTGAAAATACATATCACCATATCCATTTTCATTCAAACCTACGTGGTCTTCTATATATGATTCTATAGCAGCAGCGTGGGCTTGCTTAATATCTTCACTTGAATTAGGTATACCACCTATTTCTCTTTCTGCAACAGACAACTTATTATATATCTTATCTGGTCTGTTCATTGAAAATTTTCTATAACCTCTACGTTTTAAATAATACAATAGTCGAGGTTTATTATTCTCTGCAAGTATAGGCATGCCATAAAAATGCAATGCCATTAAAACATCTTCAAAGAATATTTCAGCTGTTGGAGGTCTTGATATATATTCTAAAAAAAACATATTAAAAGGAGCTTGCTCCATGCTAAATTTAGTTAAACCGTGTAGCGATCCTTTTGAACCACGCTTGTCTACTGTTCCGGATATATCGTAACTATCACAACCAAAAGCTCCTACGTGATCATTACCTGGAAACTTTACTCCATTTTTTATTATTACACGATTTTGTAGATTTATAGGTGGAATCCATGAAACTAAAAATCTACCATTATTGTCAGGTATAAAATTTACACTTGTATCTTTAATACCACCAGCCCACTGAAAGTTACCCTGTGTAACTGATGTTTTATTTTTCATATCTTCATTGTGATCTATTTGCTCGTAAATCTTAGTTAGATTAAATAAAGATAACTTTGCTTCGTCTCTAAACGCGTGTTTCTCTGTCCTAGGAAATTGACGATAATATTCATTTAAACTATCCTGATCGTTTTTAAGACCATCAACTTCATTTTCCCAATGTTCTATAACACCTGTTGTAATTAGATCGCCCTGCGCGTCTTTAACTGCGTCTTTCGGTGAGTCGAATACAGGTATGCCATAAGAATCAATGAATCCTTCGTAGTTCCATTCCATAGGTATGAACAAACTATATAATCCCGAGCTAGTCTGTCCATTGCGGTTTCTTTGTGTGACGTCTGATGCATAATATAATTTTTTAAAGTTATCACCACCTTTGTCTAAAGCATTGCTTGTAGATCCCATCATACACTTACCAACAACTTTGCTACCTAATCTTAGTGTTGTTTTTGTAACTCGCCAGTTGTTTAAAATGTTATCCGGACGCTCCCACTTACCTGATTCGTCGTGGGCGAGAAGTTTGAGTTTCTCACCGTCGTACGAGTTGTCACCCGTGTTCTTCCAGTCGATCGTCGTGTCGAGACCGTCGAGCTCCTCTGGCGTTTCGCCTTGGTCGAGTTTACGCCTTGTAAGTTTTGACGCTGGTACTCTGTAGGCGAGCTCCGTCTTTGGTCTGTCCATACCGTCTTGTATGGGTTTGAAAAAGAACGGATAGTTGACTGATATGGGTACAACTTTGTCGGTAAACATTTTTTTAGCATCAGCCCCTGATTTTGATAATATCCCAAAGCGTGAGTCGGAAGATATTGTTGCTTTATGCACAAGTTCTGATGACGCCATGAATGAAAAACCAGAGCGTCTGTTTTTGAGGTAGCACATACCATAGCATCGCTGATCGGCTTTACATGCTTCCCAGAATATAAAGAAAAGCCTATTTGACTCTCTGTAATCTGCGGCGCCAACATCAATTTTGCTCCACTGCAAGAACATATAGTGAGAACCAGTAATGTAAGTAGCCACACCTCTATTATAGAACCAATATCCTTCTTCACGTCTTTTAAATTCTTCGTCGATATAATCGTACCATTCTTCTTTGAAATTAGATGGGTATCTTTCCCAATCAAATACACTTTTAATTTTAGCTAATGGTTTAGGGTATTCTGATTTAATCCAGCGTTGATCTTCTTCTTTGTCAGACGCTGCGTATACATTATCTGGTATAGCTGGTAAAGCTATTTTAAGGTTTTGTATTTCAATTACATCACCTATTGTACCGTCTTTACTTATAACTACAACGTCATTTTCAACATCATAGCCATACTCCCATTTTTTATACCTATTATTTCTTTTTAAAACTTTAGGTTTAATGTGGTCTTGTATTACTCTTACTAAAGACTGTTCGTACATTATCTTGATCTACCTTCAGCAAAACCTTTAAAACTTTTTTCCTTAGTGTTTTGAGGTTTATCTTCAAGCATTGTTTTTTCTTCTTCTATTCTAGCTAATATTTCAAACGCATCAAATATAGCAAGCTTTTTAGTTGCTGCTGCGTTTTTAAGTCTATCTGCAGAAACATCATCTTCAGTGTTAGTGATAATTTTTTCTTCAGCAACTTTAATAAGTTCCTCAACTGCTTTTCGCCCAGCTTGGATTATACTCTTCCTCGTTTCCTTTGAACTCATACTTAACTAAAATATCATTTGATTGCATACAATATAGTCTTTGTTTATCTATGATAAACTCAAACTCTCTATTTGATTTAAAACCAACTAAATCCCCTTCGTATATACCAAGCGACTCTAAGGTTTTATTACCTATTTTTACTATACCTTTATTTTTTTGCTCTAGCTCTTGAGACCAAGCATCATTATTTTTTATTGGTATAATAAAACAATGATCACGAACTGGTAACCATTTCACCATACGTTTGTAAAGATATATTTGATCGTACTGACATAAATACTTATTGTCATTAAATGTTTTACTACTATCAACTTCTTTACCTTGATGGTTATAGTATCTTCTAAATACATTGTGGTGTATAATTACCTTATCACCTTCCTGTATTGGCGTATCAAAAGCAGTTGGTACTGTAAGTACTGTTGCTGTTCTATTTATTAACTTAAAGTTTTCTATGCTAGAATTAACTATAAGTTTATCGCCATTTATATCAACTTCATTATTATACCTTTTACCGTCCGGTATAACTATAAAATCAAAAACGCTTTTCATTAATATTCTAAATCATATTCAACGGATATAGCCATGTTAGAATTAAATTTCTTCCATGGCAATACCTCATTGTTTTTCTTTATGAATATGTTATAAGAAGCGTCTTCGTCTTCAAACAGAATATGTGATATCTCATGACCACCGTAAACCTGCTGGCCTAACGCGTAGTGCATAGCATCATTCTTATAATCAGAACCAATACTGATTTTTCTTATAACAGTACTCATTAGTCTTCTGATTTAACAACACTTAACTCACCATCATCTTCTTTTTCGATTTCAGTGTAAGTGCCGGTCTCTAAATCAATATTAATAGATCCATACTTCTCCTCTAACTGCTTTTTAGTATCTTCAATACTTTCATTAATACCAGCAATCTTATGAAGCAAAGCGTGTTTATTAGCTTCTAGTTGACCTATTTGATTTACTACTTGACCTAACTCTGTTTGTTGATCTTTAATTTGTTTAAGCTCTTCAGCTGTAATTGATTTTGACATTTAATTTAATTTTATTCTTGTTTACTTTTTTTTGTTTTTTCCCAAGTACGACCTACAAAATAAGCGCCGTATACTGTAATTAGTAATGACTGAAATATTGGGATATACTCTTCAGCTACTTTGAACCCACCAATGTTACCATCGAAAAATGCTAATGCCGTAAATATAACAGTAAGATATATTAACACTAGCGGGCGGATATTCTTTGATAAAAATGAATCCGATTGCATGTCAAGTTTCCAGCGCTCAGTAATTTGAGTCTGCGCATCTTGATCTGCTTTTTCCAATAACTCTTGAATCTTCTGTTTAGCAGCTAATCTTTCCTCGTCTGTAGTTGTAAGTTTATCGATTACATTACCTACGTCTTTAATTAAACCGCCAGTTAAAAGACTTAAAAGTTTTTTCATTTTAAATGTTAAGATCTACGTACTACTTTTCCAGTTTTTGTATCAATATAATCTTTACCTTCTTTTTTACGCTTTATTTGTTGAAGCTTAACTTCATGAGCAGCTCTTTTAGCTCTAGAAGTTTCTTTAGCTAACTCTTTCTTCATCTGTATGTTAGCTCGTTGAATTTCTCTTTTCTCTTGCAAGCGTTTTTTCTTTTCAGCGCGTTTTTCTGCTTCGGTCATAGTTGTTTTACCTCCAATTCTAGAAGCGTCACCTGTTACAATAACACCATCTTTTTCATCAATTTGGTGTAAAGCTGAACCTCCGCTCATACCAGTGAATTCTGCTGGTGAACCATGGTCCATTTTATATGGAGACATTTCCATAGCTGATGCTTTGTCATCAACTGGCATATCTTTCATTAAATCTTTTTTTTCTTGTTCAGCTGACTCCTTGTGGAGCATTGACATGTGCATTGCAGAACCTTCCATCATAATTCCGGTAGTTTTACCTTTATGATCTTTCATTTGGATGCAATGTTTTTGCATTGGTGAATACGGCATTGTTTTATGTTTTTAGTTTATTATTTAAATCAAACTTATATCTAGTAAGATATACTGTTCTTTTTAAATCACCAGTAAACTTACATATTAAGTTATTTTTATCTTTTAGTTTGTACTTTACTTTTACTGAATAACCATTACGCTTATTAAATAAGTGTGTTACAAACGTACTTTTGTTTTTTCTGATTATTCTTTCTTCTATAACATCTTCGTTCCAAGGGTTGTAGTTAACAACCTGTGATACACCGTAGTCTCCTACGTAAATAATTGTAATATACTTAGATGTTTTGCTTTCCCACCAACCTGAAAAATCATCTTGGCTAAAAGCTGTTAATGTAATTAAATTAAATAATAGTGCTAAAAATAGTTTTTTCATAATATTAGATTAAATTGTTATACTAATATTATCACCTATTTTTTATATTTTTTATGTAAAGGAGTCTCTATCACATGATTAGCACCAGGAAATGTATAATCATAACCTGGGTACATAATCTTAGTATAACCTCTGTCGTCAGTACCTAAGACTTTAAAGTCAACTCCTTTCATTGTTATCTTATTACCTAGTATTTTATTTACTGGCTTGTTAACATCAGGGCTGTTTCTTAAATATCCTTTCTTAGATGGTTTCATTATGCGTTTCTATATGCTTCAGCTTCCCATGGCAAATCTTTTGCCCCTTCTTTTATACTTGATCTTGGTATTACTTTATCTTTCCAGTAAACGTTTTTATCGTCATAATCAAGATCGCCTCTACGCATTTGCGCGATGTGTACTTTTTCGTGAGCAATAACTTCATCAATTTTATCTGGTCCTACTTTATCATTTATAATAATAGTACCATTGTTATTAGCTTTGCCTAACACACCATCTTCCATATCAACTTGATATATTGGAGTGTTGTCTATTGGAAACGGAGGTGATATTTTAAATGCCATTAGTTTCTATATGGAAATTTTTCGTTAAACCACTCTTGCCTGTTATTACAACCACAGTTAATGTTTAAGCCTTCAGATACTCTATCTACTATATTTTTAATACCAGTAGCTTTAGTAAACTTAGCTATGTCGTCACCTAAACCTTTTGATTTCATTTTATCCTCTAGCTGATCTATATCTTGGGCTTAGTGTTGGTTGACCAGGGCGTCGTCGATAACGGTCTTGGTATTTGTCTTGTCGTTTATTGTATATATCTATTTGCTCTTGAGTATAATCGCCTCTGTTAGATCTTTTTACAGCGTCTAATATAGGTCTATTGTACTCTCGAGTTTGTCTTACAATATCTTTCATTTCTCCAGGAGTATATTGCCTAGTCATTGAATTTGTAACAACACCAGTACCTCTAGCGCTTGGAAATATATTTTGTTCTCTAGTACCTCCACGTGTTATTTGATAACCTCCATCTCTATATTCAAAATCCCTTTCTTCGTCACCAATGCTATATGTTCTTTGGTCCATGGTATTAAGATCACTTAAAATTATACCGTACTCAGCATCTTGATTAGATTGACTAGCTCCACTATATTGAGGCAATAAAAACCCTTCGTCATCATACATGTGGCTAGTGCCTTTAAGCCTGTAAGTTACATTTTTACCAGTTTTAGGATTACCTTCTCTTTCATCTACTTGTTTAGCTGGTGATCCGTGATGTTTTTTATCATACTTCATATCACCTGCTAACTTAGATATGTGCTTTTCATCTGCAGTCATATTCTCATCGCTATGACCATGTTTTGCATCATAGTTAATATCTTCTTTTAAATAATGAATATGAGCAGCATCGTCTGCTACTGAAGATCTATAGTTACTTCTTGTAACTGGAGTACGTGAATGTCTTGCGTTGCCAGAGTACTGGCCAAAGTGTCCTTTTTCCATAATTACCATTTTACTTTGTCAGCCCAGTAAGCGGCAGACATTTTACCTTTTTTAATATTTTTTGCATGACGCGCTTTAAAGCTAGCACGTCGTGCTTTTGATTTTTTATCTTGCTTCTTACCGGCAGTACTTACACCTTGTTGGCCAAACCTAATTATTTTTTCTTTACCATTTTCACAAGCTTTAACAATATGTGATTTAGTCTTGTGACCTGGTGTTTTTCTAGGTTTATTGCACTTTAAGGTTTTTTTATTTACTTCAGGCACCTTGAGCTTTTTTAGTTATTGGTCCTGGTGTATAACTACACTTAGCCATTTTAAGCTTCATACCTGTAATACCAGAACTACTACCTGATGCCATTGGAAAACCACTAGTATCTAATGGACCTGACCAAACTGCGTTTTCTCCTACTTGACCATCAAGATCAGGTTTACTAATTAATTTTTTTATATTGTGATCCATAGTTATTTATTTATTCTTCTTTTTCTTTATTACCATATTTAGCTGTAATAGCATCAGCAAAAACATTACCAAATGTGTCTAAGGCTTTTGCAGCTACATAACCTCCTGAGTGATCTATAACAGGTGTTGGATTTTCGTATGTACTAGCGGCTGGAGAGTTATCACCAGCTTTAATGCCGTCGTATATTTTTTTAGCTTGCGCTGGGTCTTCTTTTGCTAACTTAGAGTCAGGTCCAAATGCTGCCTCTTGCTTTGCGGAAACTTGAAATGGACTTTTAACAGATGCTTGTCTCATTGCTGGTGTTCCAAACGCTGCTTCAGCCATACCTTTAGTGTTCATGTTAAACACAGATTTTTTACCACCTTTTTCATTTGCTTGTAATGGTGGATCGTATGACATTGCAACCGGAGTACAGTTTAATGTTTG